ATGCCTTCGATTTTGAAAAAGGGCGGCGGAAAGCCTACTGCGAAAGCAGTGAAAACCGCCAAGAAAAATAATGGCAAGAAGCTGGTGACCATGCCAAGGAAACTAGCTATTACTGCCATGATACGGGTCATCCTTATGATGGCCCAAGGAGTTGCCCGGCCACTTGACCTTAGAAGATTCATGAGGTTCACGCCGGTTGTGCAACTCAGAGCAGTGCTGAAAAGAATTCAAAGGATTGTCAGGAGTTTGTTGATTGAGATCTCGGGAAGAAACCGACGCGGACCAGGTGGCATGCGGTGGATGATACTCCTGCCCCTCATAGGGGGGTGTATGGGGGCCCTCGTCATGACCAGGCTCGATGGGATACTTGTGAAAGTGGAACCCAAGGACGTCGGCACAGCCGCCAGGATTGGCAACGGAACCTGCACATTTCTCATGACAGACGTGGGAGACTGGTGTGAGGACAACATCGAGTACCCCTGTGTTACAATTGAGCCTAATGAATCCCCAGTTGACATCGACTGTTACTGCCGCGGTGTTGAGGATGTGAGGGTCACATTTGGTCTCTGCTCTCGAGAGGAGAAAAGGAGTCGGGCTCGTAGGTCAATATCCATAACTCCACATGGAGTGGCCAGTGAGCACAGCCGGAAAGGCACATGGTTGGACACTGACAGGGGAATGCAGCATGTTACACGAGTTGAGAGTTGGGTGTTGAAGAATAAGCTTTTTGCGGCCGCGGTTATTCTGGCGGCTTGGGCCCTGGGCAGAACTACAACCCAAAGGGTGCTCCTCATAGCGGGAGCGCTTCTCGTTGTTCCTGCTTACGCTTCCAAGTGTGTTCATCTTGAGAACCGGGACATCGTGACAGGGACCACTGGCACGAGCCGAGTCAACGTGGTCCTTGAGAAGCATGCATGTGTCACGATCGTGGCGGATGGAAAACCATCCATTGACATCTGGCTGGATGGCATTTACCAGGAATCACCCGCTAAAACCAGAGAATACTGTTTGAGCATGGAGTTGAGCAACCAAAAGATCGACGCTAGATGTCCATCCATGGGAGAGGCCTACCTTGAGGAGGAAAACTCGAGGGACAATGTCTGCCATAGGGACTACAGTGATAGAGGCTGGGGCAACCATTGTGGGCTCTTTGGAAAGGGGAGCATTGTGGGATGTGTCAAGGTTACTTGTACCAGTGGAAAGACCCTCCAGGGGCTGGAATTTGATGCGAACAAGATCACCTATGCCGTGCACCTAGAGGTGCACGATGGGGTCATGAGAACACTCAACAACTTAAACACATTGAGGAAGACCTCTCTCTTCACGGCGGCATCTGAGAAACATGTGGTGAGCATCAACCAGTTCGGCCAGGCGACAATCCAGTGTAGAGTAAACAGTGGCATAGACCTTGCAAAGACTATGTTGGTTCAAATGGGGGATGACGTTTGGAGCGTCCACCGAGATTGGTTTGAGGATCTTCCCTATCCATGGAGACATGGAGGGACTTCCTGGAGGGAGGTTTCTAGGGTAGTGGGCTTTGAGCCTCCCCATGCTGTTAAGATGACAGCACATTCGCTAGGGGACCAAACGGGAGCCGTGCTCAAAGCACTGAGTGGTGCCAACAAGGGGATGAAGACTAGCAACAAGTATGAGATCAGTGGAGGACACGTCTCCTGCGTGGTTGGTCTGGAGGGACTTAAAATCCGTGGTCTCACCTACACGCTTTGCGGGGGAAATGACTTCACATGGAAAAAGAACCCAACAGAAAGCCAGCATGACACCGTGGTTATGGAGGTCACCTACACAGGTAGTTCTACTCCTTGCCGGGTACCGGTCCGAGCATACCATCCCACAATAGTGGAGAAGGACATTGCCTCAATTATAACGGCCAATCCGGTTGTTGAGAGCACTCATACCAAGGATGTGTTCATCGAGATGCAACTGCCACCCGGAGACAGCATAATTGCAATTGGGTCCCTTAGATACCAGTGGTTCCAAAAAGGCAGCACTATTGGTAGAATGGCTACCCTTACCGCAAAGGGCATTAGGAGAATGGCTATCCTCGGGGAGACAGCTTGGGATTTTGGATCAGCGGGTGGCTTCTTCACCTCGGTGGGGAGAGGAATTCACATGGCTTTGGGGGGAGTCTTCAACGCAATCTTTGGAGGAGTGGGGTTCTTCCCAAGGATACTCATCGGGGCCTTCCTTGTGTGGATTGGTTTGGGGGCCAGGAACATGACGCTTAGCATGATCCTCATGGCAACGGGCGGCATCCTCCTTTCCTTGACGCTGGGGGTTGGGGCAGACTATGGGTGTGCGGTAGACATGTCGCGTAGGGAGCTACGCTGTGGAAGGGCTGTTGCAGTCTGGAAGGAAACCCCAGAGTGGTTTGAGGGATACCAATACCACCCAGAGTCCCCGGGACTCCTGGCGTCTGCCATACAGAAGAGTATGGATGCTGGCATATGTGGAGTCATTCCCGCAAATCGGCTGGAGGCTACTATGTGGAGAAGCATCCTCGATGAATTGAACCTGGCCTTGTCGGAAGCAGAGACAAACACTACCGTCGTGGTAGATCGAGAGGGTGTGGACTTCCGTGGCGAAGATAGGTATCTCCTTAAGAGGGACGAGAAGCCTCTTGAGGTTGGGTGGAAAGCATGGGGAAAGTCCATAATCTGGAGTGTTCCAGAGGGAGGCAAACGCTTCCTCATAGGTAGAAAGGGAACGCACGAATGTCCACTGGAAAAAAGAGCTTGGAACACTTTCAAACTCGCTGAGTTTGGTGTTGGGCTTAGAACAAAAGTTTTTATGGATATTCGAGAGGAAATGACAAGGGATTGTGACACTGGACTCATGGGCGCAGCCGTTAAGAACGGAGAGGCCGTTCACACGGACCAGAGTTTGTGGATGCTGAGTAGCTTCAATGAGACACTGACAACGATAACGGAACTTCACATCACGGACTTCCGAAACTGCACATGGCCTGCGACGCACACGCTGAACAATGACGGTGTGGAACAGACAAAGATGTTCCTTCCTAGGGCTTTTGCGGGTCCTAGGTCTCGGTTCAATGTGATTCCGGGATACAGTGAGCAGGTGAAGGGGCCATGGAACAAGGCACCTCTACACATCTTGAGAGAGCCATGCCCAGAGACGACAGTCAGAGTGGACCCCAAGTGTGATGGACGGGGAGCATCGACCCGAAGCACAACGGAGAGTGGAAAGATCATTCCAGAGTGGTGCTGTCGGAGTTGTGTCCTTCCACCGGTCACCTTCAGGAGTGGAACAGAGTGCTGGTATGCCATGGAGATCCGTCCGATCCATCAGCAAGGAGGATTAGTGCGATCCACGGTTTTGGCCATGACTGACGGACTGGAGACTGAGGGAGCCCTCCCTGGGGTCTTGTCACTCCTCATTGTCGTGGAGCTCCTTGTACGCCGACGGATTGGCACATCTAGGGGCATTCTCATGGGGGGAGCGCTGCTTCTGGTCATGATGGTCCTCCGTGTGGTCACAGTTGAGAGCTTGGTGAGATACATGGTGGCCACAGGAATAGTTTGGCATCTCCAGGTTGGACCAGAGGTCATGAATCTTATCCTTCTACAGAGTGTCTTTGAGCTCAGGACGGGGTTTATTGGAGCATTCGTTCTCAGAGAAGAATGGACCCAGAGAGAAACCTTGGTGGTTTATTTGGCCCTGGTGGCCATAAGTGCAGGGGTCCCAGAGGGAGACCTGGATGTCTTCAAAGCGCTTGATACAATGGCACTCACAGCGGCTCTTGTACGCACCCTTGGAGGGGACAAGCGGAACGGCATGGCCATGTTGCTCATAATGTTGATGAGTCTCAGGGAACTAGAACCTTTTCGAGTGGCTGTGCAGCTCACCTGTGGTGTCCTTGTTGGAACCACGGCGTACCAGCTGTGGAGAGGTGCAGGGGAACAGAAGGCAGCGTGTAGGGTTGTCTGGATTGCTGCATTATCAGCGGCTCTTGCGGGAAGCGGTGGTGTTGGAATCAGACTTCTTGGGGCCACTGGACTGTGGACATTTTTTCGAAGTGGACGGAGGAGTGTCGCGGATGCGACGTCAGTGGCTGGTATTCTATTGGTTGTGGCCAGTGTGGTCCTCAGAGGGGGACCTCCTGAGTTTATGTTGGCTGTAGCTGTGGGAGGAGCCATGCTCCTTGCCTACATTGTGGTGGCTCGCAGAACCCACCTGGTAGCTGAGTGGGTTGGATCCATCCAGTGGGAACACGGTCTGGAGAATGAGGGAGGAAAAGTCAACCTCAGAGCCCACCGCGACGACATGGGAAACATCAGGCCTGTCCGAGAGGATGAGCCAGGGTATGCGGCAGTTGTCTTTATGACAGCGGGGTTCTTCATGGCAGCCTATGGATGGACGGGGATCATAGCTGTAGCTGTGTGCTGGATCATATGGGAATGGTGGCATAATGACACGAGAAGAGGAGATCTTGTATGGAACGGACTGTCTATCGGCGGGTGCAGTCCTGGAGGGATCTTTGAGGTTAAGACTGGAGTCTACCGCATCTATGAACCAGGTCTTTTTGGAGGAAGAAGACAAATAGGAGTAGGCTATGGAAATGCGGGTGTCTTGCACACCATGTGGCATGTCAGCAGAGGAGCCGCAATACTAATTGGAGACGCCATGCAGGGGCCAACGTGGGCGGATGTGCACAGAGATTTAGTGTCGTATGGAGGAGACTGGGCACTCCCAAAAAAGTGGCGAGGAGGAACAGTGCAGGTCCACGCCTTCCCTCCGGGAAGGCCCCATGAGGTGCATCAGACAGAACCGGGAACCCTGAAGATGGAAGATGGAACAACGGAAGGAGCCATTCACATTGATCTACCCCGTGGTACTTCAGGAAGCCCAATTCTGGATGAGGATGGGGTCATTGTGGGTCTCTATGGGAATGGCTTGCGGCATGGAGAGTCGTATATCAGCAGCATATCCCAAGGGGACGTTGTTGAAAAAGAGGAAGCTCCACTTCCTGAGGCCATTCGTGGCAGAGAATGGATGTCAAAGGGCAGGATCACCGTGCTGGACATGCATCCGGGATCTGGAAAGACTCATCGAGTCCTCCCGGAGCTCGTTCGCAGATGCATAGCTGAGAGGAAGAGGACAATTGTCCTCGCGCCCACACGAGTCGTCCTTAGAGAGATGGAAAAGGCATTGCGAGGAAAGAATGTTAGGTTCCATTCGGACTCGGTGGAGGTGCGTGGAGAGCGGGCCATCGTTGACGTTATGTGTCATGCCACCTACACCCACCGACGCCTCCTGCCCACAGCACAACCTAACTATGAGGTGGCGGTCATGGATGAGGGTCACTGGACTGATCCTTGCAGCATAGCAGCGCGGGGGCACTTGTCGAGTTTGGCGGGAGAGGGCAGATGCGCGTTTGTTTTAATGACAGCCACCCCGCCTGGAACGATGGATCCGTTCCCCGACTCCAATGAGAGAATTGAGAGCAGAGAGGAGATTATTCCAACAAGAGACTGGAAAGACGGTTTTGAATGGATAACTGACTTTGAGGGGAGAACGGCCTGGTTTGTGGCATCGATCCGGGAGGGTGGTCTCATTGCCCAAGCCCTCCGTAGGAGGGGAAAGAAAGTGGTGTGTCTGAACAGCAAGACCTTTGACAAGGAGTATGGCTCCATTGCAGAAGAGAAACCTGACTTTATCATAACAACAGACATCTCAGAGATGGGAGCAAACTTTGGTGTTGAGAGAGTCATTGACGGACGACAAAACATAAAGCCCATCATCACTGATGAGAGAGTGGAGCTTTCTGAGCCGAGACCGGTCACACCGGCATCCGCAGCCCAAAGGAGGGGGAGAGTAGGAAGAACCAAAGGGAAAAAGGCTGAGTACGTTTACCATGGTGAGGTGGAGGCTGATGACTCGTGCCTGGCCCAATGGGTAGAAGGGCAAATGCTCTTGGACAACATGATGAGCCAGAGAGGAACAGTGGCACTCTTTTACGGAGCCGAACAATCAAAAATGCCAGCAGAGCCGGGACACTTCCGCCTTGGGGATGAGGCAAGGAAACATTTCAGGGCCCTCATTGTCATGCAGGACTTTACACCATGGCTGGCATGGAATGTGGCAAAGAACACCACGGGAATCATTGACAGAAAGTGGACACATGGAGGACCAGAGGGAAACACAGTCACTGGGGCAGATGGTGAGGCTGTCACTTTTAGGGCCCCGGGAGGAGCCACGAGGAAATTATGTCCAGTCTGGTGGGATGCTAGAGTTTTGAGAGCGGGACGTGACCTTGAGGGCTTCATCCGCTATGCGGAGGGCCGAAGGAGCATTGGCGGAGGAATGATTCATGGACTTGGACTCATGCCTGAGATCATGGCAAAAAGAGGTGAGCAGGCGCTGGACGTCTTTTACACACTCTGGCATGAGAGGGCTGGCACTAGGGCCTTCACAAGAGCAGAGGCTGAGCTGCCAGAGGCTTTTTGCACGATTTTTGAGTTCATCTTTCTGGGACTTGGGACCTGCGGAGTCATCTGGCTGCTTTCAGCAAGGTACACGGCCAGTCGTCTTTTCCTCGGAGTGGTAGTCATGTCTGTGGCTGGAACACTTATGTGGTGTGGAGGCTTTGCAGCCGGCCAGATAGCTGGAATGATGATAGTGTTTTACATTGTCTTGGTCGTGCTTCTTCCAGAGCCGGGAACCCAGAGAAGCTTTGAGGACAACAAGCTGGCCTATTGCGTCCTGGGGATCCTTGTGGTCACTGGAATTGTCGCAGCAAATGAGATGGGATGGTTAGAGAAGACGAAGGCTGACATAGGGAATGTCATCTGGTGGAAAGAGCCAGCGCAGGAGGCCTGGGGTGTCACACCATCAGCGCTGTCACTGGACATCGATCTCAGGCCCAACATTTCATGGGGGACATATGTGGCGATTGTCAGTATCTGCACGCCCCATCTGTTGCACAGAATAAGAACAGCTGTGCAGCAGACGGTTAATGCAGCGGTCAGTAGTAATGGACAGGGCCTTAGGGAGCTCGGCGGAGGGAGTCCTTTCTTTTCAATCAAGAGGCACGTGGTGGCCCTCGCCCTCAGCTCAGCGGCGGGGAGTACCATGACGACGTTTGTGGTTGGAGTTGCTCTGGCAGTCGCTCATTGGACACTGACCCTCACGGGTGTTGAGGCGGCACTCATCCAAAGGGCGCACCGAACATACTTTTCTGCCATGGTTAAGAACCCAATGGTGGATGGGGAACCCGTCAACGAGTTCGAGAGAGAAGAGGGAAAGCCACCTGGATATGAGAGAAAGCTCAGCATTGTCATACTACTTGGCTTGTGTCTTGTTTCGGTTCTCCTTAACAGACAGCCATGGGCCATATTTGAGGCTGTGGCTCTTGGGCTGGGAGGGATCTCCCAGTGGAATGAACCGGCAAGGGAAACATACTGGACAATGCCTGTGGTCTGTGGTTTTGTTTCCATTGGTAGAGGCCATTGGCTTGGAAGTATCCCTATCATTGAACGTCTGGTTAGTGAGAGCCAGAGGGATCGCCGTGGACCGGGCAGTGCTGGGGCTAGTCTCGGCATGCTTTGGAAGGAAAAGCTCAACCAGATGGATAGAGAGGGGTTTCACAAATATCGGAGGGCTGGCGCCATGGAGACAGATAGGCGATTGGCAAGAGAGCTTCTCTGCAAGGGTGAAGGCAAAATGGGCTTGGCGGTCTCTAGAGGAACATCCAAATTGGCGTGGATGGAGGAAGGAGGATACGTGGAGCACACAGGGAGGGTCGTTGATCTTGGCTGCGGAAGGGGAGGATGGAGCTATCTAGCTGCATCCAAGACAAAAGTAATGGAGGTCCGGGGTTACACACTCGGGATTGATGGACATGAGGTCCCTAGGCTAGTGGAGAGTTTCGGCTGGAACATCATCAAATTCAAGAGTAAGGTGGATGTGTTTCGCATGAGACCAGAAAGAGTTGACACCATTCTCTGTGACATTGGGGAGAGTTCACCAAAGTGGCAGATTGAGAGCGAGAGAACTATGCGTGTCCTTGACCTCCTCGAGAAGTGGAAGGCGGAGAGCCCAGCTGCTGAATTCGTGGTGAAGGTCCTCTGCCCCTATTCGGCAGAAGTGATGGAGAGGCTCAGCGCGATGCAGCGACGTTGGGGTGGGGGTCTTGTGCGGAACCCATTCTCGCGAAACTCGACCCACGAGATGTACTACACATCTAGAGCGGGAGGAAACATCGTGGGAAGCGTGACAGCATGCACGGAGCGGCTCCTTGGGAGGATGGCGCGAAGCGATGGACCCGTGACGGTTCCGGAAATTGATCTGGGGCTCGGGACCAGATGTGTGACGCTGGCTACGGACACCATTGACAGGAGGCTCATCCAGGAACGTCTGGACAGGATCAAGGCCCAGTATGCGCGCACCTGGCTGCATGACGAAAACCATCCATACCGAACATGGCAGTACTGGGGGAGCTACAGATGCGCAGACACTGGTTCCGCGGCTTCTTTGGTCAATGGAATTGTCAAGATGTTGAGCTGGCCCTGGAATGCCAGGGAAGAGGTGTGCTTGATGGCCATGACAGATACAACAGCGTTTGGGCAACAGCGTGTGTTTAAGGACAAGGTGGACACGAAGGCACAGGAGCCAAGGATAGGAACGAGGATCATCATGCGTACGGTCAACAACTGGCTCCTTGGGAAGATCATGGAGAAGAAAAAACCAAGACTTTGCTCCCGAGAGGAGTTCATCGCGAAGGTCTGCAGTAATGCTGCGATTGGTGCATGGCTTGATGAGCAAAACCAATGGAAGGACGCAAAAGAGGCCGTTGCAGACCCACGCTTTTGGCGCATGGTGGATGAAGAGCGCGAACTACATCTTCAGGGGCGTTGTGCGTCATGCGTCTACAATATGATGGGGAAGCGAGAGAAGAAAATTGGTGAGTTTGGCAAGGCTAAGGGCAGCAGAGCTATCTGGTACATGTGGCTGGGGAGCCGCTTTCTCGAGTTTGAGGCCTTGGGCTTCCTCAATGAAGATCACTGGGCAGCACGTGAGATCTCAGGGGGAGGGGTCGAGGGAACTGGTTTGCACTATCTCGGATGGCTCATGGAGGCACTTTCACGAAAGGAAGGAGGCAGGATGTATGCAGATGACACTGCAGGCTGGGACACTCGTATAACCAACAGTGACCTAGAGGATGAGGAGGAACTCCTGAACAGCCTTGATGAGGAGCACAAAAAACTGGCCTCCGCGGTCATGAAACTGGCCTACCACGCCAAGGTGGTCAGGGTTGCTCGACCTGCAAGTGATGGGGGAACCGTCATGGACATCATCAGCCGTAGAGACCAGCGTGGATCGGGACAGGTGGTCACGTATGCCCTCAATACCCTCACAAACATCAAGGTGCAGCTCATCAGAATGATGGAGGGCGAGGGAGTCATTGGACCAGTGGACATGGACGAACCAAGAGTGAAGAGGATCGAGAGATGGCTGCAGGAACACGGAGAAGAAAGACTGAGTAGGATGCTGGTCAGCGGCGACGATTGCGTGGTCAAGCCAATTGATGACCGGTTCGCTGGGGCTCTATACTTCATCAATGATATGGCCAAGATCCGAAAGGATGTTGGGGAATGGACACCATCCACGGGCTATGACAACTGGGAAGAGGTCCCATTTTGCTCTCACCGTTTCCATAGACTTGTTATGAAGGACGGAAGAGAGATCATAGTACCCTGCAGAGAGCAGGATGAGCTCGTGGGGAGGGCTAGAGTCAGCCCGGGCTGCGGATGGACTGTGCGGGAAACAGCAGGACTTTCAAAGGCTTATGCTCAAATGTGGCTTCTTGGGTACTTCCACAGGCGTGACCTCAGGCTTATGGCATTGGCCATCTGTTCAGCTGTCCCAGTCGACTGGGTGCCCACGGGAAGGACCACGTGGAGCATACATGGAAAAGGGGAGTGGATGACGACGGAAGACATGCTGGATGTCTGGAACAGAGTGTGGATTTTCGACAACCCACACATGCCTGAAGACAAGAAGGAGAGAGTGACGGACTGGAGGGACATCCCATACCTTCCCAAGACCAGTGATCAGGCCTGTGGATCTCTCGTGGGTACATCAACAAGAGCAACTTGGGCTGAGAACATCTGGAGTTCAGTTGAAAAGATCCGGAAGATGGTTGGGAACGAGAGCTTCCGCAACTACTTGATGGTCATGGACAGATACCAAGGGGGTGAAGCACTCCCTGTAGTGAGTGACATCATCTAG